CTAGTAATCACCAGATAGTTGCATTGGAACTTTGACTTTGATGAGGTTTCCAAGGATGTTCTCCTGGATGATCTCATCAATTGCAGTTTCACGTGCAATGTCTTGGTCCACTTCACTCAACTCATCACTTGTCCTTGTCACTCTAGCCAGTAGGCCAGGCGTGTGGTACCCATGGGAGTAGTCATAGGCGAACCACTCATCCCACTGTGTTAGTGGACTGTATGGATTGTCGAGCGTGCTTAGCATGTGCATGTCAGCCATTAGATTGACTCCTTTCTTCTAGGTACCAAGGATTGAACTGTTGAGTGTACTCGTGGACACACCTAGTGCAGCAGCCACGTCGGCCTGTGTAAAGCCTGCAGCGAGCATACCACTAGCCCTAGCCACCTTAGCCTCGTTCATCACAGGCCTGTCTCTAGGTGTGGCCAAAGCCTTTACCTTGTCTAGGTCTGAGTTGTTGAGGATCTGGGTGAGCTTGTTGTTAGAGATGGCGCCTGCTTGTATGGCGGCCCATTCAGGGGCCGTAATCTCCACCATTGCACGCTTAGCACCAGCCCTGAGACGTGCCTGTGTAAGCGCCTGCCCCTTGATCTTCTGTAGCTCGTCCCGTTCCATACCGGGGGTGGCGTCCACTTTCATTCGTACCTGGGCGTTAGCCAGCACCTGAGCTTGACGCTCAAGGGGGGCGTTCTTTAGGGCCTCGTTTAGCTTGGAGTTCAGTGTTGAAACTTCCTTGCTATATGCGGCCTTAGCTGACTTACTGTATGGGATTGGCTTGGTAGTGAGCGCCGACTTACGTGCGCTGTTACCCAATGACTTAAGGGAGTTAGCATAGGAAGCATATACTTCTTCCATAGGCTGACCTGAAGACAGGCTCCTTGCATCCTTTGTTTCAGCCATCTTAGTAGATACGAACTGCTTGACTACAACTGCACCCTTGGCGTTGACATACGACTCGTTTGTGTACTCGTAAACCTTCTCACCAGTACGCGCGTCGACAGGCCCACCATCCTTTGCTGCACGAGGCTTACGCAGACCCACATCTTGCCTTGACGATGAGCGAGATATGAGTGTTGATGCACCTCTAGCATTGCTGCCTTCTGTGGTCTGATATTTTGCCTTGAGGGCGGTGATACCATTGTCCTTGGCAGACTGCTTGTAGTCCAAGTGGTGCTTCTCAGCATCGATGACAACCATGGAATGCCGAACTGCCGCTGCTAGCTCGCGATCGTTGGCACCCCTGATAGACATGTCTGTAATGAGGTTTGAAATATCACCCATCTTGAACTGCTTGTTTCGTGCAGTCATTTCTGGTGCGTCCTTGGGCAGCTTGTATATTTGGGGGTCGAAATTCTTAAGCCCTGAAAGAGCTGGTTGATTCTTGACCTTACGAAGATTGTTGGGAATAACCAGAACGGTGTCACCGTCAAAGTCAGCTCCAGAAAGCCTTTCGGCAACCCGAGAGTTAATACCCACAGCATCGATCGCATTCTTAATAAGCCTGCCGGCTTCTCGGTTCTTGTTATTTACAACAAGTTCCGGGATCTCAAATTTGCCACCGTGTGGGTGACGTACCAGCATGACCCGTTCGCCGTCTTTGTAGTTGGGCGCGTAGATCTCTGTATCTTTGAGGGACTTGATTGGCAATATGACGTGACTCTTGGTGCGTGGCAAACCAGCAGCTTTGAGATGGACAGACGACGAATCAGCCCCATCCGCAAACTTCTCGAGAAGCAGCTTGCGAACAGTGGGGTTGGTAAGTGCCAGAGTCTCTAGATATTCCGCTTTCTTTTCATCGAAGCGTAGACCGAGCTGCTGTTTGGCAAGGGCTGACGACTGCTTAGACAGAAACTGTGAAGAGAACTTGCTGGACCAGGTTGACCAGTTACCTTCCTCATTCACGATATTCAGTGCAGATACAACCTTCTTACCGTCAGGCGTGGTGCGCTGTCGAACAACTGTGCCGAATGGGTTTTCAAAGTCCACATCTCCAGTAGGATTCTTTTTAATGTCACCTGGAAGATATTTGCGGTTCAGCTTCTTCATTGCATCAAGCTTGTTGCCTGTGTCTGACTTGTTCGTGTTGAAGCGAATATCAACCCCGTCGGGAAGATCGTCAGCGTACATCGCCATACCCTTGAGGTAGTGCGACCCACCAACAGCTACACGAACCTGAGCATATAGCTTGTTACCCATAGCCAGGTCATCCACACCACGACGAATCTCGATCACACCATCTGCTTCATCACCACCCTGTTCCTTGTACTTGATTGCAATACGTTTCGGGTTGATTTGAAGCGGAGGTTTGACAGTGGTCCACGAGCGACCCGAATCATCAGTCCACGCATTGGTGCCGCGGATCTGGTCACGGTTGGCAAGCACATCAGGAAATGTTGTTCCTGGAGCGGTCAAGACCTTGATGTTGGTGAACTGGGTTGTCCCCAACTGAGGTTCCTTGACGTAGAAGGATTTATATCCCTCTTCTTCCAACGCCGCAACTGCAGTCTTCATCTTCTGGTTCGTAATACCACCATTGACGTAGTACTCCGAGCCGGTGCCGACGTCAAGGAATTTCTTCTCTTCGATCTGCTGACGAAGCATTGACGTGGTGTTGACCAACACATCGCTACGTTCCTGCATCATTGGATCCAGAAGTGCCCGCACTGCGGATTCTCCCTTGAGGCCCATACGTTCCGCAATTGCAACGTTGGACATCTGCTTGTCCTTGAGACGCATCGCCATCATCATGTCATCCTTGCGGACGGCGTTCTTTGCTACGGACTTCAAGGCCCGCAGTTGAGTTGACGATTTGAGACCAAGGCCTTCAGCAATGGCAGAGTCGGTAAGTCCCTGTCGCTTCAGTACCTCAACGTGATCGAGAAATGACTTGTTTCGTTGGTTCGGTGTTGCGCCAGACCCCCAAGGATATCGGCCTGATCGCCTAAGCACGCCCTCATGCATGAGAAACGCTGATACTGCGTCGAGTTCCTCTGTCATTAGAGTTGTGCCTTCCACTTGTTGAGTAGGTCATCGAACGTGAGAATCTTGTCGATGATATGAGTCAGTTCGTCGAGCTCTGGAATATACTCAACGATGTCGTCGTTCTGGTAGATGCGCAATATGATCTTGATCTCGTTCGGCTTGAACTGATACTCAATCAAGAAGAAGGCGGCGTACACCAGCAACTGATCGATCTTAGACGGAGTCACACCGTTCTTGAGATCGTGAATACGTAGGACATTGTCGTGAAACGAAACAGCGTCTGCAGTACCAAACGCATTCGAGGATGCCATCAGCATGACTTCGGGTGTCATCCGAAAACCAATGGCGTCGTTGATGTACGAGTTCAGTGTTGCCGACGTCTCAGGCATTCGTTGCTTGAGATTGATCGCCTCAGCTGCAAAAGCATGAAGCCGTGTACCAAGCGCGGCGTCCATGGCGTGGATGAAGGTTTCGTATAGCTTGTCGTTGTCGTACCTGATCCAATGGTACTTGGACGGAGACAGAAATGAATGTCTACCCTCCAAGGCCGAATGATCGTAAAACTTCATCTAGTATCTCCTGTCGATTCTCCGGGCAAATCATGGAAGCGAAGCCCATGCTGTCCAATTCACCAATCCACCATTCCTGGTTAGGCTGGTATACCGAACTTGCACTAGCTTTGCACTCCAATGCTGCCCACTGATTCTTGTAAAGGACCATCAAGTCGGGGAATCCCTGAACGTAATAGCCGGGCTTTAGTAGAACCAGGCATCCAGGTATGAGTTTACCCAAGTCAACTACTAGCTTTGACTGGAACTCAGACTCCAACTTGTTCATCATTGTCTCCTTACAAAAATGAAAAGGTGTGGAAATTTACACACTCCTTCATTATAACCTATGTTTATCCTGCGAGCTACATGTGTGCCTAGTGTTAGCCTCCTTTGGTCGAAATATATGGTCTCGGTCAAAACCAAGAATTTTGTGTTAAGTTCTTTGTAGATATATGTAACAGTTTTTTATTCTTAAATAGAAATATTAAGAAATAAGTGGGTTTATGGCCAAAACGGGCTTTCATACCCCCTGCATCCCAATGAATACGGGGTTTTTGCTCCGGTCAATTCTGAATCAAATTGATACAAGACACCCGATTCTGAAACACGGAATTGACCGAGAATGGTCGTTTTGGCCCTAAACCCACAAATCACTTTTGACGACAAGACCGCTGCCAAGGGATTCTTGTATCAATTTCTTGTATCAATTTCACGGGTACAGTGCGCCTGGATATGCGGACAGTACGACGCTCTTAACTGTTCGATGATACCGTTTACCCTCCCTTGTAAAATGGACGGACTCAGTTGTGCCCGTGAAATGGATGGAGTGCTGCACCTGGGTCTTCGTACGACGAATATGGCCAAGGCTTGTGACCTCGTAATCC